CCTCTGCCACCTTCTCGTCTTGGTAGCCAGAAGTCTTCGAGCATGGACATGTGTTTTCTGTCATCTCTTATTTCTCCTGTGGATGCGTCGTATACTAGTTTGTTTCTATAACGGTTCATCACCTCTTTGAGGTATTGTTCCGCTTTGATTTTTGGTAGATTACCTACATCAATGTAGAATATTCTACGTTCTGGCGCTCTTGATAATCTGTAGATAACGAGACTATCTTCAATCATTCTCAGTTGATTGAGTGCCTTGATTGACTTATGTAAGTATGAAAGTATAGTTTGTTTATTTCTATCTACTAAACCTGAGTGACAAAATGTAATGGCATCTGGCGCAATCTTTACTGGTCTTTGTTTAGTTGCAAAAGGAGTTTGACCAATAGCACCTAGAGAATTTTTACTCTGAGTCGCACTAGGATCATACTGGTAATACTCTTCTATCTCAGGATTTTCTATATCAGCAGGGTTATTTGCATTTACTTGTTTGATTGCTCCTCTAAGTGTAGGATCAGCTTTCAATCTTCTTACTAATTTTATCTTAAGTGGATCAATATATCTGACTTCTTTGATTCCCTCTTCTGGTGATTTTATATCTATGACTTTATGATAGTAAACTCTACCATCAATGTACCAGTTTCTCATAATTTCATGGCACTTTTTATCAAAGTCCATGACTTCTTTTATCTTTTTAAACTCTTCTCTAATTAATTCTTTAAGCTTCGCAGATGCTGGAAGATTCTCCAAATCGATTTCGACAGGAGAATCATTCTGATCCGAAACTATTGCTTCGTTTATTATATCTTCAATGGCAGAGTCCACTTCTGGATGTAAAGCCATCTCACGATATCTTTTTATTAACTCAAACTCTGACTTAAATACGCCATCAATATCAACATACTGGCCATAAAATCCACTCGAAACATAATAGTCCGATGAATCCTCGTTCGTTTTAGGAACTGGAGACAGGACGGTCTTTGAATCTTCCTCGTCCTTCTCTATTTTAAAACCGAATAATTTAGCCATTAACTCACTACTACTGGGCTGTCCCAGTTATTTATCATTCCATTATAACATAAATTTTAGATTATGTCTAATTTTTAAATAGTGACTCACCTTTTGGATCAAGAGCATCCCACCACTGAACTTGTAGATCAACTGTAAACTCTTCGATAGTATCAGGTTGATCGTATGAAAGTTCAATAGCACTAATGTTAGTTGGGAATACTCCGTAGAATCTGTACCCTTTCAATACTGGAATTGCATCATCATTACCTGGCCCATCAATGACTCCTCCTTGTTGAGTAGCTGCAAGACCATTTCTACCTAACTGATAAACATATGCATCTGATTGATAGTCATTAGGTGTGGTATCTCCAGTTGCATTTCTTAGATTGTTCATACCGTTCATCCATCTTTCCATGGCATTACGGATTGCAAAATCAGTATCGTTAATGATTGTGATTGTCCAAACATCAAATGTTCTATCTCCAGCAATCTTTAAATTTCTTCCTCTGAAAGGAATGTCAATTGGAGTTATGTTTGACGCAGGGAGGTTAGCAGCTTTAACCAAGAATCTAGTTTTCTCATCGAAACTAGTTCCAGTGCTTTTTGAAGCATCTTGATTGTCAGAAGCTTCTGGTTTAGCTCCTTCTGGAAAATTTAGTATAACTTCAAATAAATTAGGACGAGCACCACCACCAGTAAGTGTTGATTTAAACTTGTCTAGCGTCCTATTAGATATGGATTCTTGAAATGCCATTTTTTAAAAGTCCTCTTCGGTGTATTTAGTGGTTAAACGGATCCAATAACTTCATCGAAGCTGATACCAGTTCTAGTTGCAACGAATGTTAATCCGATGAAGTTAATAGAACGTGCAGGCTTCACGAAGATATCTGCCTTAAAGGTATTTGCATCAATAACATCTGGAGTGTTATTTGATTCGTCACATATAAGAACGTAATCTGATATACCTCTTTTTGCTTGTACATCACGAAGATAAGGATCAACAATGTTGACAAAGTTAGTTCTTGTCAAATCATCATTAAATTCAAATAATTGAGATCTTGATGCTCTCTCAATAACAGATTCGATTGTTAAGAACAAACGACGAACGTTAATTCTATCAAATGCTGATGGAACTTTCTGTGCAGTCTTATCACCAAATAGTGAAATACCAGCGCCAGGTGAGAAGATCACAGGGTTAATTCTCTTAGGATAGAGTTGATCTCTTTGTGCCTGTGATGGGTTGTATGCAAGTTTAACTGCATTGTTGATAGTTCCTCTGGTTGCACCAGCTGGTGAGAACCAAGGGAATGAGTTGATGGATGTTCTTGCCATCAATCCAGCAATATCACCATTTAGAGGGATGTATCTAAATGTGTTATTGAATCTATCAAATGTATATTTGTAACCAGAGTCAAATACACCATATGAAGTTGACTGTAGACTATCATAGAATTGTATGATATTTGCAGTCTGTTTGTCTGTGTCAGTTACACCAACAACTCCTTCTCTGTAAGGTGACACACATGCAATGCAATCTTTTCTCTCAGTTGCAATACTGAGTAGTTTATTTGCTTTAGCTTGTGCTTCGTATATGTTGTCCCCACCAGATGGCCCTTGAATAATGAAGTTAACTGAGTATTCAGCAGGGTTATCAAGAACTTGATAAGAACTTACTATATCACCTAAAGTACACTTGTATCTCTCTGTTCCACCGTAGTCATTACCACTTGCGAGTGAGAATACAGATGCACCAGAACCATTAAAGGTAGCTCCTTGTGCTTTAGTTCCCCAAACACCACTTGAGTCTACTGCATATCCACTCAACATTGTGTGTTTCATACCCACACCAGTTTGAGCAGCACCAACAAAGATCTGATTAGAGAAGTTTGCGATGTAATCTTTGTAGTAAACACCTGTGCTTGGTGATATTCTTGCGTCAGAAGCTTTGGATAATCCTGTCCACTTCTCAATAATGTTTCCAGAAGTACCAGTTACAGATCCATCGTCATCAACTATAGCTACATGGAATTCATCATTCCTAGAACTTCTCTCTGAAGCATACTCTGTAGTTGTTGGTCTAGTTGCAATTGATTTCCAGAATACTGTGGAGTTATCTAAACCAAGTTGTTGCTGATCATACCAATCAACAATGGTGTTACCCTCTCTTAAGTAAAGACCACTACCAACACCAGCATTTACCTGTGACTTAACAATGAATGTAGTGTTTGCAAATGCCACAGTTGCTGCAGTATCCATAATGATGTACTGCTGTTGTGTACCGTAGTTTACAATCTTACCTTCGTATGTTCCGTTCTCTGACTTAACTGTGTCGCCAGGAGCAGATTTAAGTGTATTGAAGTCAGCACCGAATGTAATTTCAGTAGAACCAATACCAACACTTGCATTGAATCTTGTTCTTTCAACGCTCTGTGGAGTTCCTGATGTATTGAAGAACTGTAATCTATTTGAATGATTTACAGTTGTATCTGATGTAAGGTTAGCGTTGAAAACACCAACATCATAACCTTTGAAAGATGCAGTTGAAGAACCCTCTTCATAATCCACTGCGCTCCATACGTCTGTAGTGATGTTATGCTTACTTACAACCTTGATATCTACTGATCCAACATTGACTCCAGTAATAATTCCTTTGAGATAACCTGTCTGAACTCCAACAGTTCCGTCTGTGTTTGCAACACTTGTTGAGAATCCAGCAGTGACTGCGTATCCAACTGCAAGTCCGTCAGTACCGATTGCAAGTCTCTGATCTGCCTTTCCGTCAATGGTGCAAATCTTTAATCCGTTTGCCCATGAGCCAGGGTTTCTAGCAGCATAGTGCCAACTTGTGTCTGTTGCACGGTTGTTGTAATAATCTTCTGATGATTTAATAGACAAGTCTGTAATCGCAACACCAACAGGAACGTTAGCATTAGATAGTGTATCGTTGTTTGTCCTTAATACTCTTAGAATACCACCATATGATAGGTAAGCAGATGCAGTCATCCAGTATTCATACTGTGCATCGGTAGATTTAGGTGCTCCAAATGTCTCAAGAAGATCGGATTCAGTCTCAATTAGAACTGGTTCGTTTACAGGCCCTCTTTCAAAAGGCCCAGCGATAGCTCCAACTTGATCGTTGATTCCATCTATTCTTCCTACGGTTAGGTCTACCTCTCTTACTTTAACGCCTGGAGATACTAGATTTAGCGTCATGTTAGTGTTCCTCGAAGATCTCAGTTGTTTTCTCTGTTATTATTTAGAATTTACTACTTTTTCACTGGGGAAACAGTACATGAACCTCCTACCAGTCAGGATATACGTCTGGTTTATCTCTTCTTCTTTTTCTTTTTACTCTGGTTATAGTGCATGTCTTACATTCATATGAATAAGAGGATGGTTTTTCGCCTCTACTCTTTCTAGTAAGGTAGAATCCATCTGTCAATGAGTAAGTCTTGCCACATACTCTACATTTTCTTTCGTGTAAAAACAGTACTGGTTCATCTAGATCCATTACAAGTAATCCCACATGTATGATCTGTCACCATATTCGTCAAGATGCCATCTATCACCAGAGTCATCTACAAATGAGGTTTCTTCAGACACACCATCTTGTATAAATCCGAATGGCGCCATGTCTGCCTCAATCTGATCTCTTTGATCATCATATACTCTCTTTCTTATATCATCGTCTGTCATCTCTTTAAAATAATCTTGCATCACCAACCATGCAAATATAACCAAACACATGGCAAGGTCGTCATTACAACCCTCCTCTGCCTCAAATGAGTTTGCTTTTTCAATAAAGGTTGTAAGTTCCGCAATAATATTGTAATCTTTGATTATGAGTTTATCTGTCTCTATTAAAGTTTTAAGGTTAAGTGAACCTATCTTCTTCACAGTCTTAGACATCTTCACTCCTAGTTGCACCTTACTACCAGA